TGGGGATTGTGAAAGACCGAGAAATTCCTTGTACTTCAGAAGACCCACCGATATCAGGGAGAGCAGACTTTATCTTAAGCCATCCCCTGTATTCAGAAGTAGTATTAGAATTGAAGTCTATTAATGATAAAGGGTTTAAAAATTTACGAGCTAAACCAAAACGAGAACATCTGATTCAAATTCAATTATATTTACATTTATTGAAAATGGAACGGGGAATAGTTCTATACGAAAACAAAAATGACCAACACATTAAAGCATTTCCAGTAGAGTATAGCTTAAAGGCTTGGCAAACTATTGAGGCTAAATGTCGTAAGATTCAAAACATGACGGTTATGCCTAAAGGATGTACAGGCCCTCCATGGTGCCCCTGCAAAGATTATAAAGAGACGGAGGAGGAAGATGACAGAGAAATGGACTCCTATGAAAGCATTGAGGAAAGCGGATAAAGCATTAGAAGCCTTAATGGTGCCTCCTTTTACGGCAGACCTTAGTGAACACCCGGCATTAGAATTTTCTAATTTAATGAATGCTAATTCTCGCACTCTAGAAGAATTTTTAGTTTTGTATGGAGGATACAAAGCCTTCTTAGAGAGTAAATTAGCTGACATAGACGCAGCTAAAAGTGCTATTAAAGCTGCTTTTGATGAGGGTTATGCTACTGCTGTCTATCGGATTACAGAAGATAGGGAAGGAGAGGGGAAAAAGAAACTAACCAGAGAAGAGATACGGGGGGCTGCGCTTTCGACTTATCCACAGCTCCGAGAATTTAGTAGAGAAATTATTGAACAAGAAGCGGAGTATAATAAACTAAAAGGTCTATTGGACGCTTATACATCTGCTTATCATACGGTATCTAGGATTGTGTCTTTAAGAACTGCCCCAGGAACATCCCATGGTTAGTCATTACATGGGGTTAGATTGCTCTAGTAAGGGTATTCATGGAGTCATTATTGATGATTCAGATAATTTATGCTTCTTAGATAAATGGATTTCTAAATTATCAGATTTTGAGGCCCGATTCCCCGAGTTTTTGAAAACTTTTTACGATGAATTGGGTATAATTAAGGAAAGGTTTCCGACATTACGGGTGGCTATTGAAGCCCCCATCTTTATTCAAAACCCTAAAACTACAATGCAAATAGCTGCGGTAGTATACACAGCTAGATTTATTTGTTTTTTACATGAGGTGGAATGTGTACCAATTCAAAATAAGAGTTGGAAAAAATATGTATTAGAGAAGGGAAATGCTAGTAAACAAGATATTTTTGCTTTCGCGAATATTTTATGGGATAAAGCCTTTACAGAACAAGACCATGCTGATGCTGCCTGTATAGCTTTGTGGGGTAGATTTAATTATATAGGAGAGAATATATGAGTGTATCATTTTATATGAAAGGGAAAACAGAAACCAGTGCAGAATATGTAGACAAACTACCAAAGGATTGGACTGAGCAAGACCTCAAAGACCATTTTGGTGTAGTGGTGTGGTGCGACTATTTTGGGTGTAAATATAATGTTATCCATGAAAATATTCAACGAACAACTGGTACTCTTCTTAAGAATAAGGGCTATCAGCCATTGGGTAAGGATGCAGGAGTATGGAAAGGTATTTGCACTAGAGGAGAAATAGCAATGAAGTACGCAGGAGATAAACCTGAGTGCTTTACTGCTGCCGTTAGGAAAACAGGTCATATGAACTTCGCTGGACTATTACAATCTGATGGCTCTCCTTACGGCGGAAATATTGATTCGCAACATGCCAGTGACCAATCTTTTGATATACCCTCTCGATGGGACAGGGATGATAAACCTCCACGTAAAGGTATTGTTAAACCGAACATTAAAGAATATACTGTATAGGAGAGTGTATGCCAAAATCATTTAGCCCTGAAGTAAAGCTTAAGGCTTTAGAACTATATCTTCATGATGACAAATCTGCTAGAGAAATAGTAGAACAGTTATGGGATGAATTTGGTGTATCTGTAAAAGCAACCACTATTTATATGTGGGCTAGAGAAAATGACTGGGATAATCATAAAATAGAAGTAAAAACCCAAGCCATCGAACAAGTTAAAGAATCTAGTGGACAACACTTTGCTCGTATTCAACGAGAACATTTACACGAATACGGGCAGCTTCGTCAGAAAGCCGTCCATGACCTTGACCATTTACCTTTTGATAAAGCTTTTGATGCTGCCAAGGCGCTTGACCTTGGTATCAAGGGAGAACGAGTAGTTATGGAAGGGATGATTAATCTACAATTTGTTCAGAATGTACTGACTGTATTAGTAGAAGAAATTTCTGATGAAGAATTGTTACGTAAAGTTGCCTTTAGGCTTAAAGCCTTAATTCAAACAGAGGAGCCTTCCATCATATGACACAAGAAGTAACTACTTTTTCTGATGCGTTTGATAGATTAGCTAGTGGTCTATTAACTAATAAAAAAATACAAGTGGGGTCTTTTAAAGATTTCCTTCTTAATATATGGTCACAGGGGTTCGATAATCCAGAATATTTTAATGCTTGGCATGTTGGACAGATTGCTGAGGATATTGAATATTGTTTAGCAGAGGGCTTAAACTATTGTGCCGTGCTTCCTCGATTCCATTTTAAAAGTACTGTTTTGGGTCATGCGTTTAGTGTATGGAGACTTTTAACGGCTCCCAGAGATTGTGCTGTGCTGTATCTATCTTATAGTGATGCTATGGCAAGATATCATATTTCAGAAATTAATAAAGCTATCTCTAGAAACTATATTCTCCGAGAATGGATGGATAATAGGTCACCTAAAGCTGATTTTTCTGCTAGATATCTGGTAAATGGTAAACCCATGGACGTTAGACATGGAGGATTGTTCTCTTTTAAACGAGGAATGCATGTAAATGGGGCTTTAATTGCTGATGATATTCTGCGTGACCCCGAAAATCCTTTGAATATTGGACAAGTTACTAAGGTAGAAGAACATTTTCTTACTGAATCTTTGTTTATCCCCTTGAAAGGAGTACCTGTTATTGTGATGGGTACTCCCATGATGCCTGGAGATTTGTTGACAAAGCTCCAAGAAGATGAGAGATTTTTTGCTAGGGTATTACCCGCTCTTAATCCTGTTCCTGGGAGACGGGTATTAATGCCTGAATTATATGATGAAAAGTGGTTGCTGAAACAACAAGCAGCTAGGCCCAAATCGTTTGCTTCCGAGTTTCTGTTAGTTCCGCATTATTCAACTGAGACATACTTTAATGATGTAGACATTAGCAAATGTGAAGACGAAACTTTGAAGGATATACCAGCATCTCGTAAGTATAGGAAGCCAGAAGGAGCATTCTTGTTTGCAGGATTCGACGTAGGGAAAAAACGTCACCCATCCCATCTAGTTATCTTTCAAAGAGAGGGAGAAAAGGTTACTCAGCTTCATCAATCTTGGTTAGATGGGTGGAATTACTCAGACCAAATTGAGTTTCTTAATGAAGTAGCAGAAAACTTTGACATTGACCGGGGATATGTGGATAATACTAGAGGGGAGTTAGAAGACCGTGGGTTAGACTTTAGATGGAAACCCCTATCGTTTACTCTTAAGTCTAAAAATACTATGGCTCAAATTTTTGAAGAATATGTACATTCTGGTCAATTAGCGTTGCTTAAAGATGAACGTCAGAAGCAACAAATTTTATCAGTTAATAACGAATTAAAGGCCCCCGAAACCCCAATGGGTCACGGGGATGCTTTCTTCTCTATTGGCATGGCGTTACTAGCTTCATGGGAAACTGGACGCTTTGGGGTAGTTCATCTAGGTAATATTCAGGGGTTTCTTGACCCAGATGACCACGCAGAACTATTACCTGAAGAAAAACAAACTCCCATAATTGATGATTTAACTGCGGATAAACCTGAGACAATGGGCTTGCCTGGAGGTATACAAGTAGACTATACTAGGACAATCAATGCGGATTTAACGATGGCAGATTGCCCAAACCCAGATTGTGAGGAACTTATTTGTAAACCTGAGTTTTGGGTACCAGAACGAAAATTGTGCATCCTTTGTGGATATAGAGGATAGGAGGAATACTATTGTTAGACTATCACATTTCTGAACAAGCTGAAACTATTTTAAAACATAGGTATTATTTAAGAGACAAGGAAGGAAACATTATCGAAGATGATATCGGCTTGTTTAAACGGGTAGCTTATGCATTAGCTATTGTAGAACAGCAATATGAAACGTTGCCTAAGGACATTCTTTTATTAGAAGAGTTCTTTTTTGAAATGATGTATAACTTAGAATTTTTACCAAATTCGCCTACATTAATGAATGCAGGAACTTCAGAAGGTACTCTTAGTGCTTGTTTTGTGTTACCATTAGAAGATAGTATGGAAGGCATTATGAAAGCAGCTTCTGATGCTGCTATGGTACAAAAATTTGGTGGCGGCACTGGGTTCGCTTTATCTAAGATTCGGCCTAAGGGTTCTAGAATTGAAACAACACATGGAAAAGCTTGTGGGCCGATTGAGGTGTTGAAAACCCTGTCCCGTATCTCTAGTATGATTACTCAGGGCGGTAAAAGGGATGGGGCGAATATGGCAGTCATGTCTGTCTATCATCCAGATATTAGAGAATTTATTACTTGTAAACATATTGAAGGTGAGATTCATAATTTTAATATTTCTGTTGCTGTAGACACTGTTTTCATGGAAAAGGTTATGACAGGAGATTTGTACCCTTTGACAGACCCCAACACTAACGAAATAGTTCGTTGGGAATCTGCACTAGATATTTTTAATGCAATTGTTGAGGGGGCGTGGCAAAACGGAGAACCAGGAATGGTGTTCCTAGATAGAATTAATGAAGATAATAAGTTGTTGGCTTCTTGTGGCCCCATGATTGCCACTAATCCTTGTGGAGAACAGCCTCTATTGGGATATGAAAGCTGTAATTTAGGGTCTATTAATTTAGCCAAGTTTGTAACTACTTCTGTAAATGAAAATTGGAAAGAGGCTATTAACTGGTCAAGACTTATTCAAGTAGTCAATCTAGCCGTTAGATTTTTAGATAATGTTATCGACGCTAATGATTATAGTATTCCTGAAATTGCTAAGATGACTAAAGCTACTCGTAAAATAGGGTTAGGGGTTATGGGTTTTGCCGACTTGTTAGTTAAATTACGGATTCCTTATAATTCTCATTTAGCAAGAGAAGTTGGTAATGATATAATGAACATAATTAAAACGGCTGCTGCTGCCAAATCTCTGGAATTGGGGGCAATACGAGGAACCTTCCCTTCTTGGGAAGATAGTCATTATTTAATACATGAAAGGTTTAGAAATGCTTGTCGTCTTACGGTAGCTCCTACGGGAACTATTTCTATGATTGCAGGGTGTGCAAGCGGTATTGAACCATTATTCGCTCTGGCTTGGAGAAAGCAGAATATTTTAGACGGGCAAACATTATTTTATGTGAATGAACAATTTAAGGAAGATGCTCAAGAATATGGCTTTTATTCTGAGGAATTGATGACTTTCTTAGTAGAGGGGGGGTTGTTAAAAGATAGACCAGAAGTACCTAATTGGGTCAAAGATATTTATATTACTGCTCCTGAGATTACTCCTGAGGCTCATGTCTTAATGCAAGCTGCATTTCAGCAACATGTAGATTCTGGTATTTCTAAAACCATTAATTTTTCTTCTGAAGCTACTGTAGAAGATGTAGGTGAAGCGTATTTGTCAGCTTGGAGAACTGCATGTAAGGGTATTACTGTATATAGAAACGGAAGTCGAAAGAAGGAAGTATTAGTTAATGGACACAGAGAGAATAAACAATCGTCCTTATTTAATTTAGTTGCTGAGTGTGGTTGTGCGAATCCCATGATTATTCAGGAAAGTGGTTGCGAAACCTGTAAGACGTGTGGATGGAGTGCATGTAAGATTGCGTAAAGAAATCATGTTTTAAAGTATAATAGTATAGTAGGAGGTTAGTATGGTAGGAATGTTTTTAAAAGAACGAGAAATCCAGTACACAGCACATAAAGATGACGTAACTAATACATGGCGTATATTGGATACATGGCATGAAGATTTAATGGCTTTGGGGCCAGAAGATGAGGTAGATGATACAAGTCCAGCAGTAACCATTCTTACGGAAGGAGCTTTCATTGCCCTAGTTAAAGAAGCTTCTCGATTGGGAGTATTGCAAAATGCGGCCTTCAGTGAACAAAATGCTT